CATATTAAACACATATTAATAAATTATATATACTTACTTTTGATGTCCAATTTTAATAAATTATCAAATAAATCTACAACTAATACGGTTACTATATCAAAAGAAACTATTAATAGACTTATTGGTGATATTAAGAATATTAAACAAGACTCATTAGAAAATGATGGCATTTATTATCGTCACAGCGATGATGATTTATTAAAAGGATATGCCCTTATTATTGGACCTAAAGATACTCCATATCAAAATGGATACTATTTTTTTGAATTTAATTTCCCAAATAATTATCCACACTCTCCACCTACTGTTTTATTTAGAACTGGTGATGGTACTACCCGATTTAATCCTAATCTCTATAGAGATGGTAAAGTATGTTTATCTGTATTAAATACATGGAAAGGTGAAGGATGGACGGCGTGTTTAACTTTACGAACTATTTTACTTACATTACAAACCGTACTCAATTCTGAACCATTACTTAATGAACCAGGTATTGATGAAAAAAGTATCGATTTGAAAAACTATAATTATGCTATATCATATAAAAATATAGAACATTCTATACTATATCAACTCAGTAATACTATTAAATATTTCGAACAATTTAGGGATATTACTGTATCTAAATTTATTGAAAATTATACTGAAATTAAAGATGCTCTTACACAATTAGAAAATAATAAAATTGATAAACCTTTTACTCGTATTTATAAAATCAGTTTTACTACTAATTTTAATTTACTTAAAGAAAAACTCGAGAAAAAATACTCTGAATTGTCTAATGCATAATCTCATACAATAATCTCATACATCGTATCACACAACATATCATAATTAATAATTTATTAAATTGAACTAAATTTATATTAAACAATAAATAATTAATATAAATATATTTATTAATATTAATACACTATGAATTTCTGTACCAATTGTCAAAATATGTTATATATTCAATTAAAAGATGATAATAAAAATGAACTATTATATTATTGTAGAAATTGTGATCATAAAGAACCTATATCAAATGATAACTTGTGCGTTAGTAAAAGTAATCTGAAACACGCCACTATTAATTATGAAAATACCATTAATAGATATACTAAGTTAGACCCCACATTACCTAGAAGCAGTAAAATTAAATGTCCTAATGAAGACTGTATATGCAATACCGATAACAAAATTTCCAGAGAAGTTATATACATTCGGTATGATGATACTAATGTTAAATATATATACTTATGTTCTCACTGTGATACCGTATGGAAAACCGATACACCTGAAAATTAACATTTATTGTTAATTTAACTTATTGATTATAAATAATATTTAATTCATGATTAATATTATTTTAAATTGAATTGATTTTTTATTATTATTTAAATAATATTAATTTATAATATATATATTTAAATAATGGTTACATTTTCAAATAATAATTCAAATAAAAATACTTCTAAAGAAAAAAAAAATATAGATAGTGAACCTGAAACTGAAACTGAACCTGAAACTGAACCTGAAACCGGACCTGAACAAATATCTGATAATGAAGATGATGACATTGGTGCTGAACCAGACCAAGTAGATATTGATGTAGATAGAGAAGAAAATACTGATAACGATGAAGAAGATGTAGATGATGATAACGATGAAGAAGATGTAGATGACGATGAGGAAGATGAAGAAGATGTAGATGACAATGAAGACGATGAAGACGATGAAAATGTTGAAGATGACGCTGAAGGTTTAGAAATAGATGAAGAACCATCTACAGCAAATGTAGACCCTAATAAAGCCAATACTTCTAAATTAACTAAACAACCTAAAATAAGTAATAATATAGTTGATTTTATACCTGCTACCGAAACTGGTGATGAAACTCTTCCAAGTATTGGACTTGTAAGCGACTCTGAATCGGATGATGATATGTATGATGAGAATTATCTTAAAAAAATAGATAGTCATGTTAAGGAAGATTATATATCTTCTTTTCATCCAGAAGAACTATCTGTTAATTTTAACGAAGTATTATCTCTCTCAAAAGTTGTTAGAAATAAAGACGGAATCGTAATTGACCCCCTACATAAAACGGTTCCTATTCTAACTAAATATGAATATACCAGCATACTTGGCACTAGAACTAAACAAATAAACTCTGGTGCCAAACCATTTATTGAAGTTAAAAAACAAATCATCGATGGATATATTATCGCTGAAATGGAACTTAAACAAAAAAAATTACCTTTTATTGTTCAACGACCTCTACCTAATGGAGGATGCGAATACTGGCCGTTACAAGAACTTGAAATACTCGTTTAATTTTATCTTATTATCTAAATTTATCTAAATTTTTGATTGATATTATATTATGATTGATATTATAGTATGATTATATTAATAACTCTCCAAATGGACTATTATAAGCAAGCGTTATCGGTTTTTGTTTCAATACAGATAATTCCTTTTTAGATACACAATTTTTATCAACTACAAAACAATACGCATACTTATTTGACCAGTCTTGTGACATATAATAATTTCCTTTAAAACCCTTTTTCTCTCCCCAAGAATTTTCAATTAAATATCCATTTGTATTTCCCTTTTCAAAGTTATAACCTCTTATAACTATAGCATGTGTAGGTTTACTTTGGCGGTAATTCAAACTATCACATTTATCCATTACATTATTGTAGCCAAATATATCCTTATAATTAAAACCATTCTGATCCATAAATCCCTCTTCATTTGATGTAAATTTACCCCAATCAACGCCACACCATACTGCTTCCTTATTATCTATAGATTTTTTAACAGCTTTTTCTATTATATTTGTTGGAACATTTATAAAATTCTCTTTGCTATCACCACATATAGTGAAACCAAATTCTACATTATATAATTTATAAAAGGGTTGTTTCTTACAGGGGTAATTTATTAGACATATTTTATCGCGGGCCTTATATGGAACATGATTTTTATAAAAATCTAACGGAGTTATATCTTCAACTACCTTATGTATCTTATTTTTCTTTCCTTTTTTTTTATAATCCCAGGTTATACTTTTAGGTGGTTCTCCTAAAAATATTACTAAAATTTTATAACATTCATATAATAACTCGCTAAATAGTTTATCTTTATTTTCTTTTGATGTTCTAATACGGTGTGCTGATTTCCTTAAAAAATCATTATAAAATCCTACAAGAGAACCGGATTTTTGACTATGAAAATGGTCATCCATATTTGTTTTGGGTATTATTCCATACTTCTCTATTAAATTTACAAACATATGCCATTGACCTCCGTCATTAGTTAGTCTTGCTAATGAATATATTACTTTATCATCTTCAAGCGACTTATTTTTATTATTATAAATATAATTTAAGAAATAATTGGCCTTTTCTAGTTTATCATAAAAAAATAGATAATTTTGAGAAAACTCAAAATCAGGTGATAGTTTATATTTTTTAATCATTGGAATACGAATAACATTCATAAAAGCAAATAACCAACATCTACCACTTTGTTTTTGATTAGTAATCTTTGTTTCAACATCTATTATATTTTTAAATATACGCTTTTTATTTTGAACATAATCTGATTTGATTATCAATTTCTTAAAAGGCACCTTTGTATTTACATTCTTGAAAACCTTATTTGTTTTTTTCCTATTAAATTTCTTAGAAAAATTATTTATTTTTTTACGTGTAATATTATTTTTTACCATTTCAATATATTATATGTATATATTAATTTTATGAATTGTTTTATGAATTGTTTATCATATTAAATTAAGCATTCTCGGTATTGAAATATATGTTATGCTATCGTCTTCAGGCAATCCATATTTCCTCATCTCTGTTTTCCTTATTTCTACGATATCTTTCTTTGTTAAAGACGAGATCTTAGCCTTATACTCATTATAACTTTTTCTCTCATTTATCTTACCGCCTTTTACCTCACATAATATTAGTGCTGCATCTCCTACATCAATATTCTCAATACCATCAATATCATATCCAATATCCTTCCTTAAATTCGCTACAAATTGCTGAGGACTTTCTCTTGCATAGTCTCCTAATTGTTTTACCATATCGCTTACTCCACCACTCATTTCTCCAAGTGTTTTCCAATCATTTATTTCTACCTTTGTTTTTATAGGTATGCTATATGTTAGAGAACGAATTAAATGTGCCGCGATATATTTACCATGCCATTTAATCTCTTTTGCTATATCTGTTAATTTCGTAAAATTATAAGGTTTATTCCATTGCTCCTCCAAGTTTTTTGCTGTTAAATATAAATTATCCCAATCTTCTACTATTTCAACGCACTTTTTTTCACAGGTAAATCCTGCTATGCGACCTCCCCTAAATGAGGCGTTTTCATATCTATCTAGTTCTGTTAACCGACCCTTATCATCTATACCTATCAAACTTTTAATCAATATATCCTTGAAATTATTTTCTGATTTTTCTGTTGAATACCTTATATAATTATCATAAAAATACTTCATCCTTGATGGTGTCCATAAATGATGCAGAATAATATAAACAATAAACCTATTATCATTTATGTTCTTATCACTATCCGCTCTTTTATCTGCTAATCCGCAATAATATCTCAAATAATAGATATCTCCGGCTGTCTGCATCGTCTTACTCATAATTTTATTCCTCTTCACTTCCACGCATAAATCGTATAATTCTTTGCCAGTAATCATATTTCGTAGTTATTTCGTATTGATTATTTTGTTTAGTCAATATGAAAAAATATATTTAAATTCAATTTTTATTCAATTTTTAAGTTTTTAAGAATAATCAGTATAAACTCTAGATTTAAAGGGTGTAAATATACCAGATATTAATACAATACAATTAAGGATATTGTATTAGGTCAATATCCTCACGGTAACGTCTGAAATGCCCTTGAAGACGTGCTACTACTTCATGTCTAATACCTCCGATTAACATATTTCTAGATACTTCTCGATTACCATTTTGCATTGCTCTTGCCTTAACTTGTCTGATTAAATGTTTTAATTGTGGTACTGTTTTATAATTAAGATGCCTGATCCTGTTGTCAAATTCTCGGCGCTCCTCCCATCTTAACCAATCATCCATCGACGGCGCTAGTTTGTCTTCTTGTATCTCATTGCTATTTTCTTGCCTTGTATAAGTTCCATATTCAGCTACCCATTCCTGTTGAGATGTAGTCATATCTACCCATTGCGGTGTTCTACCCAACCTTGACCGCCAACATATCTTGAATTTAAAAGGCATATTAATATCTACTACAAGTCCACCTATCCAATCTTTATCTACTGTTTTAATGTCACAAGTGCTACCTACTTCCAATGTATACATCCACGTTGGTGCACGAAGTCCTCCGTGTATACCTACTCCCGCACCTCTATTTACACTTGTTGCTCCTTCTCTTACCTGTCGCCGATTTACATATTGCTCTTGCGGTTGCGGTTGCGATAACCCCCTATAAACATACATTAAATCATCCAATATACTCTTATAATCCTCGTCTTTCATATTATTTTTAATATCATCACTTGTAAATATTTGCTCTTGAATTCTCATCAACCTGTCTCTACTAGATACTATTTCGCTCATTATTAGTTATTAGTTATTAGTTATTAGTTATTATTATTATTATATAACGTATTTTTTATATCATTTAAGAAACTATATCTATTTCAATTTTTTTATTGGCATCACTAGCACTTCCATCTAGCACCGCAATTCAAGCAACTGACGAATGTTGTCATAGGTTCATCTGCTGATCTTGTCTGCAGTTGGTAATATGAACATTTCTTGGTCTTACACTTTCCACAGGTAAACTGGTCTGTTGTTGCTGTTATAGCCGGCGTAAACATATTTTCATCGCGTTTCTTCTTAGCATCTATCAACTCTTTCCATATAGATGGGCGCATCTCTTGATGAGTCATATAAGCTACCTCGTGCGGTTTGATGTCCTTACTTTTTATCTTATCCAATAACTCTTCATGTTGTATATTTATCATTACACTTCTTAGACGATTCAAATATATCTCAACAAAATATACGTTATTCCATTTCTTGACTACCTTTAATTCACCTGATTTATCAACTGAATAGTTAAATATACCTCGTTCCATATTCAAACTAATCCTTTTATTATCTATTATTTCATCTATTTTATCTGTTACTTTGTCTCTGAATTCTGACGGATTATCTATTAGCAACATTAATTATTATTAATACTATTTAATATTATTTACTTTACATTTAAATAATATTTTAACATCAATTTATTTATCTATCTCTATTACCTTTGCTATATCTTTTAAAACTTTCTTATCATTTACATCAC